TGCCGATGTGCTCCTGCTGTACATTTTCCACATCAACAAGCCCCGCCTCGTGAGTGAGGATGACGGGCTTGCCTTTGTAACTCGCAAGGCTTTCGGCAGCAAAAACTTCCTCCGGCAGCCGCAGTTCCCTGCGGATAGTGCCATCTGGATTGTGATACTCAAAAATTCCCACCCTTGTCAGGATGGGATTATCAATCAAATACCCCTCTGGTGTGAAATAGGTATCACTCAGAGGGATGCTATCAAATCTTTGTTCCATCGCTACTCCTTTTTCTCATACGGCACAACAACATTTCGAGGAAATACCGGGATTGCAGTGCACCGGCACCCATAGTCCTCCCCCGGATGGCAATGCCGCCCAGTTCTCGGGTCCGAGAGCGGCGGGGAATCCCACGAGAATTTATTCCCGTTGAGCTTCCTGTGCTGATGGCGCACCTTGGAATCCCTTTTGGAAGACCAAATGTACTCCCGGACACCTGCATCTGTCTGTTGTTGCCTTGTAAGCTGTGCCTGCAGTTTGCCAACCTGGTCTCGGGCAATAAACTTCGCGCGGTTCTCGCTGACTTGGCAGGTATGCTGGATGTGCTTCACCATCTGGTCTGTAGCGGTATTTTGGGTAATATCCTCCCAAAGGGTATCCCGAATCTGCTGGACAAGCTCCTGAGGGATTGAGGAAATCATCTGCATATTCTCCCGAAACCACTGTTCCAGCAGTTCCTTGTAGAATGTTTCGTCATAATATCCCGAAAGGATTTTCACTCCCAGCGTGCGCTCCACCGCCTTGCTCCATCCCCGATTCACAACACCTCGGATAAGGTAAGCAGCGGCTTTGATTTGTTCTTCCAAATTGGAGCCGTCTTCCTCCTGCTCCTCCTCGGTTTTCAGGTCGTTCATCATTTTGGTAAGATACAGGTCAATCAGTTGCATCAATCCAACAGCATCATCGGTGCGCATCCGCTTGTTTCGGTCTTGCTTAATTGCCTTGATAATCTTCGGCATCCAGCGTAGCACTACCTTGTTGTAGCGGCGGTACAAATTCGCAACTGCCTGCGAATATTGCCTTTCCGCAGAGATTGCATAGGGCGGCACATACTTTGATTTCAAGGTGTCGTGCCCATAGAATTTCTTCTGGATTTTCTCCTGTAAGGCAGTTCGGTACGCAAGGTCATTCACAAGTTTCACCTCTTTTCGGGCATGAAAAAAGGACGGTGCTTTTTGCATCGTCCTTGATAAAAATCTGTTCTGTTTTAATGACCAAACAGGCTGTTCGGTCCGCACCATTTGGAAACAATGGAGGTTGGTTTGCCTTCTCGTAAACAACGCTCTAATTCTTCAGTATAAATCTGCGCTGCGCATTTATCTCCCACTCGGTCAAAATCTGCATAGTTAAATGAAATAAATGGTTCTCCAAACCTTTTTCTGTATTCAATTTTTAATTCTAATACATTATGCTCTCTCATGTATGCGGAATCAACTGCTGCAACATACATACTACTCCATCCCTTCATGCAATTTCTTTTTGATATCTTCGCAAAATGTGTAAATATCCGAGAGATTTTCTTTAAAAAACTTAAGGCTATTTGTATCTTTAAATGCTTCTAAAGAATAATAGTTTGCAAAGATTTCCTTTTCTTTATTTCCATGCTGTTTCCAGTATTGAGACGGATGATCATAATAAAAATCATACTGTCCCTCACACACAGCACTACAAATATCAGAAATAAAACCTTCTGTATCTGTCTGACAAAATCTCTGGAATTTCTCAGGGTCGTTGTCAATTAACTGCTTAGAGGAACTGACTTTCTGACGGAAATTCTCATTCTCAGCCACATTAATTCGATGTGCTAACTCGTGTGTGGTAACAATCGACAAATCAATATCGTGGAAAGATTTCCTTGATGTATCGTAATAGAAAGCGTCCTTTGACGGAGAATAGCCAAACGGAGCGTCCTCGGATAATTTCGCCGACTTAAACTCCACTGCCTGCATCATGGTCTGCAAGTATGCCTGACACGGTGCATCCATCTGTTGGGTAAACGTTTGGTAATCGTCTTGCAGCTTTTGAACGTCCAATCTTCCGTCCGAGGTAATATAGTTTTGGGTCGGCATACTGTCGGAGGGCAGTTTCCTGCTCTCTGCCGGCTGCGGTGCGCTTTCTCTTTGCCCTCGTTCAGAACTTCCTTCGGCTTGTTTCGGCTGACTGTTCTCCGAAGTTCCCTGTTGCTGTGACGGTTGTTCGCCTTGTTTGTTTTGTTCTTCTTTTTTTCGGTTTGAGGACCTTTCCCGTTGAGATTCTTTCGGTTTTTCCTTTGATTCCGATTTGGAAGAAGAGCCTCCGCCCTCTCCCGAACCGCCGACCTTTCCCGGGCGACCCTCATGGTTAAAATTTCCGCTGCCCTCCCCGCCGTCCTCGGCGATGACATCCTTGGCGATGACATCCTCGGCAGCTTCTGATTTCATTATACCACCTTGCCTCCCTGGTTGTCCAGCGGTATCGGGAATCGGATTATCATTCACTTCCAGTCCTTCCAGCAGCGCCGCCCAGCCGTCGTCCTGCGCGTCCTCTGGCTGGTTGTCCAGAATATCCTCGATATTGAGGTTGCCATCCTGGGAGAGCGCCTGCCGTACCTCATCGGGCTGTATCGCCTGCATATCGATGTAGAGCTGTGCCGTTTGTGCCGCTACCTGTGCCCGCTGGGCTTTGGTAAGCTCTACGGTTGCCTTTTCCGTCTCGCTCAAGCTCCATAACGGCTTGAAGGTTGGTTTGATATTTCCCGGGTTCTCGATGCTTCCATCATAAACCCCTGCCTGCACAATCGCTTTTATCAGGGTGCGGATATTTTTCTTGAGCATCCGCTTTTGGATACCCTCCACAAAATTGTAGTAGTTTTCCAAATCGCTCTCACCGGTTGCATTTTCGCCGGCGGGGGAACGCCCGAACAGGATGGTTTGCGGGATGCAGGTAACTGCCGATAGGAGGTTGCAGGTACTTTCCAAAATTTCCTTCGCTCCGGTCATCTGGAAGGTTTTGAAATCGTAGTCCTCGCCTTCCATATCAACGGCAATCGTGTTCATTATTCCTCGGGAAGCGTCAAGAACCTGCAAACGTTTGAGTTCCATCTCATCTCCGTTCGGACCTGCCAGCATACTTTGCAGACCTCGCTGTTTGTATACCGGCTGCACGCTCTTTTCAATCATGTTGGCGGCATTGGTGTGTGTTTTGAGCGCCCGGGACAAATCCTTGTGGATGCGAATATACTCCGGCAATCCCCAGTAATAATACTGCTGTGCTGCCCCGTACTCCGGCAAACTGCCGTTTTTAAAAACTAAGCACCTGCTGCGATGCACTCGGAAAGTGCCGCCGTAGGTGCT